CTGTATAAACAAATAATTTTACTTTATCTACACTATAAACTTGGGGTTTGTTCTTATTTAAATTTCTTAAATTAAAATCAAAATCTTCTTTAATACTTTCATATCCATCAAAACATGGAATAAAAGCAAACAACCATTGTTCATCAAAATAAGGCTCCATTTTGGCATACATGCCTCCTTGAGTCTCACAAGCATTCATTAAAGTTGTTAAATCAAAAATAATTTCTTCTACATACTTTGGATCAGATTTATTTTCAAGACACTTTTCAAATTCATTAAATTTTTCACATTCTTGCAAAAATGAAAATACTTCACGACTAAATTTTTTACTTATATTTAAATCATTGATATTTTTTAAAATTTTTTCATCCAATTGAATATTAAAATCAATATAATATTCATATCTTTCAAATTCATTAAAATTAACTTTCTTCAAGTGCCAATTATCATTATTATATATTAATTTAGATTTACCATAGTCATTTATCCATGTAAATTTCGCAATATCGTCAACAAATTTGTATTTTGGAATGAAAGGTTGTTCATATCCATAAAGATTGTCCGGGTCGGTTGCATGTCCTTCTTCAATTAGAGAAAATTTATCCTCAGTGGGATAATAATAATTTTTTAAACTTTCAGTTAGGGAAATCATTTTTAAATTTATTTGGAAATTTTTGTTTGATTGTTTATGTAAATTTTGTGGGAAATTCTTTATTGTTGTCTGCATTAATTAAGGGGGTGAACATTTATCTTCCTACAAACGTTCAAATTAGGGGTCAATGAAAGAATACGCATATCTTAGAGATATATCTCGGGCTTACTTCATTCCGACAGCAGTCCAATTGAACTATTAAAAGTTACGTATTTTGAATCATTAGATTGTCGCAGTCAATTTTAAAATCTTTTTAATATTTCAAACTCAAAATTACAAAATTCACTAAGCGTCCTTTTGGGAAAATGGTAGGCTTTATCCACCTAGGATCCATTATTTTATCCGCTTAGATTCTTTTGCTTAATCATTTTACTAAATTAAATGTCAATTAAATTACTACCTTGCCTTAACAATAATATTTTTCCATCTTACTCGTACAATAAAAACTTACATTTCTTGGGGAACTTTGAGTTTGGGTTAACTCTCAAAGTGAGGCGACAACGCATTATCCACTAGGGGCACCTCCAAAATATAAATTAATAAAGCTTAAATAAGACCCCGTTCTGAAACGAGTATTTTTAAATTTTTTTTATAAAAACTAAAACTAAAATATATATAATTTGATTAAAAATATTACATTTTTTTGAAATTGAAGTATGATTAGTATAGACCTGTTATTAAAACCCGCAGGTAAAATATCTAAGAATACACAAGCATAATCAATCGACATAAAAGAAAATTAATATAGCGTCACTATTTGATTGGATATTTAAACTATGTTTAAATAGCGTCAAAATATTGTGATTGGATATATTAAGTCCCATTATGAAGTTAAAATGAGGTGATG